GCCAACGAAATGGGAATTTCAAGAATGTATTTAAACGACTTGTTGAACTTCAGACGCGGAACTGTCTCACGTATGGAACAAATTAAGAAAATCTTAGGGTTGGAATAGGAGGAATTGGAATGGAAAAAATTACTATCAAAGACATTCGAACAGAATGTTATAAAGCATGGGAAATAGCTAAAAAGTATATAAAGCAAGAATTTCCTGAATCTTTTATAGGTTCAAATTTTGCTGAAATTACTTATGGGAAACTTAAAGTTTCAATCACTGAAACAAACGGAGCTTTTTCGCTTTATTACGTTATTAACAAAATAGTTATTGACTCCTATAAAATCGGCAACGTTATTGAATTGATAAGTCACATCGATGCACTGAAGGAAATTAAAAATACGCTCAAGCAATAATGCTCAAGCGTAAAAGAAGGTTAACGTTCGATTTGAATGATTTCAACCCCTGAAGGACTTGGACCGAATCGAACAAATTTACCATTAACTTTTAAGTCAATATACGGATCATGGATGTAACAGTCGATATAGATTCCATCTCTAAAAACAAGGATTTTATGATTATCATCAATATCAAGAACATGTATAGGTAATTCTGTAGATGATTGATCCCACATCATTACTTCGAAACAAGTGTGAGTATCTAATCGGCAAAAATCAGTGAACTTAACATGTCTATCTCCTGTTGAAAATGTACCTAGTCTATTATCCATAAAAACACCTCCTTTCCCCAACACAATTATAGGCTTGAAAGAAGGTTACAACAATATGAAAAAACATGAAAGGAGAAATTATGGAACAAGCAACACTTGATTATTACGAACCAATATTTTTAGAAGTAGTCAAAAGAAATCCAGATAAGTTCGTTGAAATCATAAGACCATTTGTCCAAAGGAAAAAGAATTCTAGATGGTTGACAACTGAAGAATTATGCGAAGAACTTGGAACAAGTCCTAGTTCATGGCTTAAGAGCGATGTGAGAAATCATCCAGTAGTTGTTTCAGCAAGACGAACGGATACACGCCCATATAAATACAAAGCAGATCATATTGAAGATATTCAGAAAGTGTGGGATGAACGCAAAAGGGGGAAACGATAGTGACACGCGTTGAAATAGAACGTACAAATAAATTAAAAAGAAAAACATATTGGAAAGAATTCAGAAAGACTTTTATCAAGAAATATTTAAAAGTTCTTAGCTATGTAGGATTAGCACTTATTGGTGTAATTGCGTTCCTTCATCTATGGGTAGGTGCAGCAAACCAAAATTATAACCGTTTAGAATACATTAGAAAGAATGATCCATTTTATGTTAAGTCTAATTGAAAATATGTTTGATGATACTGAATTTGATGTTTTACAGAATAGCAAAATTGTGGGTTCAGTTAAATTTATAAACGGAAGATATTTCTTATCCGTTCAAATGAAAGGAAGTAAGTATTCAAGCAGAAGTACACACCAAACATTAGAAGCTGCTTTCAATACTGCAGTGGAATTGTTAGAGAAATAAAAACGTGGTGACTAAAAATAGCCACCACACTCAAGATTTAAATAAATTATACCATAAAAATACACAAAATCAAAAGTTGGGAATTTTATAGAAAGGGGTTGCTTGGATGAATCTATTGAAACAAATTTTAGCGTTCAATCAGCGACAAATGTCAAATCCATTGTCTGCAGGGCAATTCATTTTATGGCATGCGTTATTAAATGTTCATAATGATTGCGGAAAGCAAGAATGGTTTACAGTAGCTAATTTACGTTTGGAATTGTTCACAGGATTATCACGACAAGGGATTGATAAAGCAAGAAACACATTAAAGCAATTAGGTTTCATTGAATATAAATCCAACGGGACAAAAGCGACTGCTTACAAAATTAATCTTTTATATAACGATAGTTTACAAGATGGTTTACAAGATAGTAGTCAAGCAGTTGGCAAAGAAGTTGCGGAACAGTTGCCAAACAGTTGCCAAAACAGTGGAACATTAAACAAAGAAAAAGAAAGTAAAGAAAAGGGAAGTAAATCCAATAATAATATATCCGCCAAATTGCTAGAAAATCAATTCAATGATTTGTGGAAGGATTATCCAAGAAAAGAAAGAAAGAACGATGCATTTAAGGCTTATTCAAAAGCTATTAAAAAAGGCGTTGAACACACTACAATTCAGAATGGCTTAAAATCATACATCGAATATGTGAAAGCTAATCAGACTGAAACTAAATATATCAAGCAAGGCGGAACATGGTTTAGTCAAGAGTGTTGGAACGATGAATACAAAATAGATTCTAATCCAAAAACTAATTATTCAAATTATCCAACCAAATCTAAAGGATATTCTGAACCATTACCAGATTGGTTATTTAGGCAACAGAATGAAGAACGCGCACAAAGGGGTGTTAATTGATGGAATCATTGATGGAACAAGAATTAAGAGTTTTTAAAGAAAATCCGGAACGCTACACATCTATCATCAAATCCATTTCTGAATTGAAAACAACTCGTGACAAAGAAGCCTATTTAAACAATAAAAGAAAATTGATTACAGGGAAAATGACTGAAGAAGAGTACAATAAAAACTTTGGTTAAGGTTGAGTAAAAGGGGAAAAGAAATGTTTGTAATTAAGCATAATGGGATGTACTTCCAAGGATTTAAAGATTATTCATTCATGGAAGGTTACTTAGACAAAAAGCATCCAAAAAGAACATTGAAATATTGTAAGAATCAACATCAAGCAATAGAATTTATTTCGTATGAAAAAGCACATGATTTCAAGTATAAAAACAACGTGTTAGGAACGGTCACACTAATTCAAGAAACATCAAAACAGTGTGAACCATTCAAACCGTATACGTGTTTAGTTTTTACGACAGAAAACGATTGTAATAATCAATTATTGATTGCCCGTGATGAAATTGAAAATATGATTGGAACATCATTAAACAATTTCTACCATATGCAGAAAGATATATTAAAAGTGAAAGTAAGCACGTTGAATAGATTTTTAAACAATCCATACAAAGTAAATCCAATCACTAGAAAGAAGATTACAGATAATTTAAAAGCATATTTTGAAGGAGTTAAGATGGCATGAATTTAAATGATCCAATTCATCAAAAGAGAATTGAAGTTGGTATAGAGATGGATTTACAAGAAAATGCACGAATTAAAGAAGCAGTAAACAAACCAAGTCACTATATTGGCGACAAAGGCTTAGAAGTTAAAGAAGTCTTAGAAAACTTTGTAAAAAACAAAAGCGGAATGGAAGCGCACAGGTGGTGTAGCGCGGTTGAATATTTATTAAGGTATGCAGAAAAAAACGGTGTGGAAGATTTAAAGAAAGCTCAAAAAAATATTTGTTGGCTGATTGAAGAGGGGAATTAAATGAAGATTTTAACACAGATTATTTGTAGTTTGATTTTAGTATCCCTTTTGGGCTGGGTAGAGAAAAAAAGCGAACTTGCATTGTTCATAATTGCAGCAATCGGAGTAATCACAATTTTGATTCTTTGCATTTTAGAACTGTTCGGAGTGATAGCTTTTTAAAGGAGGGATTGAATGGAACTATTAACAGCAACCTACTGCCCATATTGTGAAAGTAGGCTAGATATAGAAAGCATGCTCACGTTGGAAAAGTTGAAAAAAATACAATTCTATCTTACTTGTTAAGAGTGCAATAAAACGTTCGCGACTTTTGCAGAAACAGAAATACTAGTACACACAAGCAGTATTGAAGATAGACTTAAGAAAGAAAAAGACTCTTTATTATTTTGGGAGCAAGCTAAGATGAATGATAAAGAATTTAAAAATGAAAGAATTAAAGAACGAAAAAAACGTATTCAAGAACTAGAAGCGATTAAGAAAAGAAATAATAAGGGAGCAAGCAAATGAAATTTGCATACGTTAGTTGTTTAGGGAATTTGTACGTAAGCAGTGACCCCGATTGTGATTCAGAGCCTTGCGCAATCTGTGGAGATTATGACAGCTGTATAGGCACAGTTAATAACAACATAGACTTAGCAAAAGTTATGTTAGAAGAAGGTTTTACAGAAGAATACATTTTAGAAATGACTGGTTATGAAATCAAACAAACTAGTAACGATATCGAATATAAGAAAATTCAAGATGTGGAGTGGGAGGATGAGTAATGTTCATCGACTTAACAAGACGTAGTGACGGAAAGAAAATAAAAGTATCTAAACATGCTATTGGTTATATGGAAGAAGTCGGATTTATTGAATGGAAAAAAGAAGGTCTATTCAAAAAAGGTGAGTGGGTTGAAGATACAACAGATAGATTTACTGAACTAAATATTTTTGGAGAAATAGTCTATGTGAACGAAACAGTAGAGAAAATTGAAAGAATGATTGAAGGTGATTGAATGAATATAACATTAAACCTTAATGGGAATATCACTCATTATTGTGGTGCAAAACTTCTTTCTGTTGAAAAAGGCAGGGAAATATTCTTTAGAGGAAAATTTGAAAATAACGCAGTTGAAATTCCTTTGAATGGCGAACATGTAGAAATTGAAATAAAAGTCAACAAAAGACGACTAACATCAAAACAAATCGATGATTTACTGGATGAAATCGTGACGGATGAATTTGTAGTAAATGCTATTGAAAAATTTAAACAGAAAGTGGGAGCGAAAAATGATTAAACCAGAAATAATAGATAAGAACCAGTTAATTATGCGAGAAATAATTGGAACTGCAACTAATGAAGAAAACGGTGAAAAAATTGAAATTAGTAGAAGTATAAGCGGAATGAGTATCATTGTTAGATACAAAGGTGAATCTGTAATTTGGGATATAAGAGATATGGTTGAAAAGTCGATAGAATTAATCGATGGTGAAGATTTGGAGGAGGAAATTTAGAATGACAGAAAAACATGAAAATATCAGTGTAGGTGAAAAAGTGTTACCAACATGTATTCAAATTGAACTACCTAATAACGTTCCCTCGAATGTAAAACCAATCGTGATTTTACCAAGTATAGGCTGTGAGAGCGTGACGGTTAAAGCAACTCAATACCAAACAGGAGGTTATACAGAGTTTGAAGGGACACTAGACCCTAACCAATCACACATCATCAATCTAAATACGGGAGTGAAGCAACATGGACGAAACGAAAATGTCGATGACAATTGAAGTCAACTTCAGAATCATTTTCTTTGATGATTATTTGCGGAATGCAGTTGTTGAATCGCTGAAGGAACAATTTTTCGAAGAGCAAATCAATATCGTGGAATCTAAATTATTTGGCGAAGCATTGAAATATCACTACGATGCATACGTTGATGAAGCTTTGATTGATAAATACGGGTTCAAAAAAGTAAACGAATTGGTGAAAGAAAAAATCAAAGAACGAATTGATAAAGAAATGGAACGTGAATTTAAATTTTTGAAAGAATATGGAGGATAACGATGAAAGATAAAACACAAGACGTAAAATCGTTGGAAGATTTATTGAAGGCAGCTAATGATTTTCGAAAATGGGCTGTTAATTTTGGAAACGAATTATCAAAAGTATTGGCTTATATTCAAACTTCTAAGAAAGAGGAATATACATGGGAGATGAAAATCCCGTATAAGTATGGTGATGCCTATTGGGTTATTTTGGATAATGGGGATATTGATAGTGAATGTTGGGATGAATACGAAACGGATGGTGAGAGATTCAATGTTGGCAATGTATTCCCGACCAAAGAAGAAGCTGAACTCGAAGCCGAACGCAGAAATCTACTGACAAGGTTCAGAGCATTCAGAAACGAATGCAATGGTGATTGGAAGCCTGATTGGGATAATCACCTAGAAGATAAGTACTATATTGGGTCTGAATTAGAAGGATTTGGTTCATGTTCTACAGCGTTGATAAAAGTTTTTCCTACTTTCGGTTATTTCAAAAATAGAGAAGATACCAAACGTGCTATCAAACTATTCGGTGACGAAATCAAGACTCTATTCGTGGATTGTGAAGGTGACTAGATGACAGATATCAATGTAGATAAAGCTATCGAACTAAAAAAAGAAGGTTACTCATGGCCAGAAGTAGCAAAGCAAATGGGATTTCATGATTTTAAAGCGATCGATAGAATTCGGAATAGGTGTAGGAAACATCCTAGATATTCTGAAATTAGACAACATCAATCAAACAATAAAACAAGTGAAACTAGATATCAGAAAAAGGATATCAAAGCGGATGGCTCAATTGGTTCAGAAATCAAAATCGGAAGACAGAATAAGAAAGAATTTACGGATGAAGAACTTCTAAGATTACATGGGCTTGATCCAGAAATTTTCAAATTAAAATCTATCACATCTAACGAGTGGACTACTCCTATCGCTGGTTCTACATATTACAACTACCAATCTAAAATTGTAGCAGTTAGAAAAGAGCCAGAAATAACGGTAGAAGATATTGAAAGAGTTTTAAGTAAGTTAAAGCCACGAAAAATAGAATTATCGTGTGAAGAAATTCCGGAAGAATATCTATTGATTCCATTATCAGATATGCACTTTGGATTAAATTCCAAACACGACTATAATGCATTACAACGTGAAATCGCAGATAGAATTTTGAACAGATATGAAGAAATTCTAATTACATTGCACGGTGATTATTTCCATGTAGACAATCTGTTAAATACGACTGAAAAAGGAACTCGAATTGATGAAGTTGACTTTGATGCAAGCATCGAAGATGGATTTAATTTCATTATGCCAATACTAGATTTAGCATTAGAAAACAGTAGAAAGGTTACATTAGTTTACTTGAAAGGTAATCACGCACCTTCAACGGACTTTGTATTTGTTAAAGCTCTACAAAAGCTATATACACAAATCAAATTCGATTTGGAATTTAACGAATATAAGCATGCTAGACTTGGGCCACATTCAATTTTTTTACATCATGGAGATAAAATTAAAAATCCAGAAAAGTTACATCAAGTGATCACTGCTAAATTTAGCAAGGAGTGGGGCGAAAGCCAATCACGTTATCTAATTACAGGACATTTCCACCATGAAAAATCATTGTCATTTGCAGGTCTTACTTGGTATCAATTACAAAGCCCAAGTAAGCCATCAAGCTATGATAGTACTTTTGGATATGACATTAGCGAATCCGGACAAATGTTGTTTGAGTTCACGAAATATAAACGTAGTGCAATCTTTTTCGTATAAATGAAAGGGGAATTTAAAATGGAGAAAAAACAATATAACGGTTGTGCATTAAGTTTTGTAGCAGTTCTAAGTTTAAGTTTAATTTTACTGATTTTGAAGTTGATGGGAGTTCCGTTGAAATGGATTGTTGTTGTAGCACCAATATCAGGCTCAATCATTATATTTTTAATCTTGCTATTCTTATCAGCAGTTACACATTTAATCTTACAAATTGCGGACAAAATGCGAGGATAATATAGAGAACCTATATTCCAAATAAATCACTAGAATTAGCAAAGGGGGAATAAATATGATTAACAATGTATGTTTAGTAGGAAGATTAACTAGGCCAGTGGATTTAAGATATACATCAAAAGGAACTGCTTTTGGTTCATTCTCATTAGCGATTGATAGAACATATAAAAATCAAGAAGGAGAAAAGGAAACAGATTACATCAATTGTGTAATTTGGAGAAAGCCAGCGGTTAACTTATCTAACTTTACGAGTAAAGGCTCCTTACTCGGAGTAGAAGGCCGATTACAAACAAGAAATTATGAAAACAAAGAAGGCCAAAAAGTGTATGTAACGGAAGTTCTAGTAGAAAACTTCTCATTACTAGAATCAAAAAAAGTAACAGAAGGTAGACAACAAGCACCTATTGAAAATGTAGAACAAGTTCAATTTGGAGAAGTTAATGATGACGATTTACCATTCTAAAGAAGGAAGGTGTAAATACTTGGAAAGTATAGAATTGTTTGATTATCCGGAACTTGATTATAAAGCTACCAAAAAAGCTGTAATGAGAGTAATAGCTAAGTATAAAAATTCATTAAATAAACTTTACTTAAAAAGTGAACCACGAATTACACCACAATACACCATTGTTCCACCAAGCTTCACTAATCAATTTCATTCATCAACTGAAGATGCTGCATTGTGGGCAGATACACATGGGAAAAGGCACAAAGAATTTGTAGACCTTGTAAACGATGCATTGAATCAATTGCCAGCCACTAACAGGTTAGTCATATATCGTTCATTAATACAAGAACAAAGTGATATTAAAATTGGTTTGGAAATGAATTATAGTGAATTCAGAATCAGAGACTTTAGAGTAGAAGGAATAAGGTTACTATCTTACGCCTTGGGTGTAGATAAATATGAGAATTAAAAAATTGTAGAATATACTAAAAAAAGTTTATAAAAATACAAAAGGGATATATATTAAAATATGTATTGTAAGAAAGTGTAAATAAAGGAAAACATGCGGAAACATGATTCCAAAGCCAGTCCTGAAAAAGGTGTATCCAAGTTAATGGTGTGGACGACTATTAACAAGTGTGTCGTGTAGGACGTAAGGAAAGTTCGATTCCTTCCACGACAATTCCCTTAAAATACCCAACTTTAACTGTCAGAGCGTACATATTTGTACGCTCTTTCTTTATGGAGGAAGGAGAGAAACATGAACTATGTAGAACCCATTAGAGATAAAGACGATATACAAGCTATGAAAGACTATTTAAGAGAATGGAGCGAAAGAAACTACATGCTGTTTCTCTTAGGCATCAATTCAGGGTTACGAATTAGCGATATTATCAATCTACGAGTAAAAGATGTACAGGGCTGGTACATCAAAACAAAAGAACTAAAAACAGGTAAACCTTTAAAACGGAAGATGACTCCAGTATTAAAAAAAGAACTTAGAGAATATGTAAAAGGCAAACCGTTACATCATTATTTATTTCAAAGTCGAAACGGAAAGAACCAACACATCAGTAGATGCACAGCGTACTTAATTATTAAGGTAGCTGCAGACGAATGCGGAATTGATAACGTAGGTACTCACACGATGAGAAAAACGTTTGGTTATCATCAGTACAAAAAGAATAAAGATGTAGCTACCTTGATGGAACTATTTAACCATTCAAGTCCAGCGATTACGTTGAAATATATTGGGATTAGACAAGATCAACAAGATAAAGTAATGACTAATTTCGGTTTATAACATTCAACTAAACATAATGAGAAAAGTGTTAGTTCATTTTTAAGAACTTGAAGAAAGCTTATTACATCAATTAAAAAATGAAAATCGCGAACTAAACAGAATATAAGATATGTTTAGTTCAAAGGGAATAATTCCTAGAAGGGAGGTAGGAGATGGCTAGAAAAACATTGAATACATCTCGATGGAAAAGGTTGAGAAATTTTGTCATGGCTCGTGACGGTTATCGATGTCAAGAGTCTTTGCGATTTGGAAAATCAGTTCCGGCAGAAATGGTTCATCACATATATCCTGTCAGGGAATATCCAGAGTTAGAGTTCGTAGCTTGGAATCTTGTGGCGCTGTCGAACATTCAACACAACAAGATGCATAATCGTAATACGGACGAAATCACGAAAAAAGGAAAAGAGTGGCAAAAGAGAAAAAAACGAGAATTTGAAAAATTTTATTCATCCCCGCCACCTCTTCATTAAAATTTTTTTGAGC